TTTTAGGTGAGGGCGAGGGTAAAACGTCACGCTGTACGGCCTTAAATTAGCTGTGGCCAACGTGAAAAGGCCAGCACTAGGCTAGCTTGTAAAAAGTGTTTTTGGGCTATGTGTAGCCGCGTAGGACCTCGTTAAGCAAGGTTAAATACTCCTCGCCTTGGGCTTGCGGGTGATTGTCTTTAATGACTTTCTTAGCTTGGAATACATACACAGGCGGCAACTGATTACACAGCTTGAAGTGTTCCCTTTCGGCTTCTGAACGCTGGGGCTGTTTGGCTTTATCCTTGATCGCTTGCTTTAGGCGGCGGTGTGAGTCCATCACTTGTTCAGTGTGCTTGTTAGACCCGGTGAACTCGCGGCGCAATCTGGCCAACAGGTTTTTAAGGCTTGGGCGATCGAGGCCCGCTATTCTATCGCTGGCGGTTTGTCTTATTACCTCGGCGGCGCGTTGCTTCTTAGCGTTCGCTATTAAGCCTTTCTTTTGCATCCAGGCGCGCGATCTTGCGATCAGCGCCTTAGTGTCTTTCATGGTTAAACCAAACGACTTGAACAGCTCAGGACGAAAGAAAATCCGCATTGCTTTATGTTGCTTTGCTTTGTCGTCAAACTCATGCACAAGCAAGATCAAGTTAGCCGCGGCCATGTCTTCAAGGGCAGCAAGAACGGGATCATAAGCAACGCGGCCGTGTCTGTATTGGCCGTTGTTACCATCATAACCCGGTTGATAATGGTGAATTTGGCCTATCATTTCGGCCAGTTCAGGCACAGAGGCTTTAACTTCAAATAGGTAAGGGGCATCAGGATCATAGTCCGCACGGTAAATCATGGCGCGGGTTAAGGCGTTGAGGGTTTCTTCTCGTTCGCTACGTATTGCAGCACGGCGGGGAGGAATGATTTTAACTTGATCAGGGGCGCTAGTGTTCTTTTTGCGGATCAAGGTTGCACCCGCTGAACGTAACTTGGCCATATAACGGTTTTTTGACCACGAATGCACCTTAAGAATAGCATCTAGGCGCTTGGCGATCGGGTGATTAACCATTCCTAGGTTAAATTCAGGTGTATATCTTCTGTGAGGCTTAACGCTAAATGCCGTTAAATCCGCCTCAATAGCTTGGCTACTCATGCAGCCACCCTAAAAAAATGCTCATCATTTTTCGCTTAGTTATCTTTTTAATTGCAAAAAAGAATCCGTCGGCATAAAATGAAAGCTGATCTTGTCAAGGTCTGCTTGGTTGTTTTATGCCTAACAAAGAGAGCTGGTCTGCTAACCGGCTTTTTTTGTGTCTGAATTCCAGTAAGTTATTTATTTATCAGTCTATTTTATCAACAAACCATAATCCGCATTATGCGGTAGAAATAAAATGTACCACAATAAGTGGTCATCCTGCCATAAAAATCTAATCATAACTAAATAAAATAAGATCTCAACACCGCATCATATAGGATCTTGCGGCCGTGTTTAAAGATCTTTTTCACGTTTAGCCAAATATGTTCAGCCACTTAACAACTATTTAATAGAGATAATCGCGCAGACAGGCGCTAGATAAGCAGGGCGGACGAATGCCGCCCCATACAGAAGGGGAACCGTGAAGGGTTAATCTTTTGGGGTAATGCCGCGGCCACTGGTTGACGACACCCCCGAACCCTCGATCGAGTGCTCAATGGTTTCTATTAACCAGGTCTTATTTGCGGCGCTATTGTGATTAGCAAACGTGATTTTTGTTTCAGGGGCCAGCGACGCGGTTAACGGCCGGGTAAAGTCAATCGATGCTTGGCCACGTTGAAAACCGTCAAGCTTGGCTTTTGCGGCGCGTTGGGCTTCTTCTTTGTTGGGATAATTACGGCGGATCTTGTATTGCGGTTCACCACTACCCGCCACCTCTTGCACTTCAACTTGATTGATTTCATCAAACCAATTAACCACCACAGACTGATAGTCGCTGCGCTTTTGTATCGTGACCCGCCCGGACGTGTTTTCGGGGTCATCGATGACGACTTCAGGCAAGGCTTTACCCGACACGCTTTTACCTTCGCCCTTGGCCACAATCACCAACTTGTTAGCCACAGGTTTAAAAAAGCCCCCGGCTTCTCTGGCAAGTCGTGACAACAGATTCATATCAGATTCAGACTTTTGGTCTAAATGCTCATAAGTGATCCCCGCCAACTCTGGCGACACCTTCACATCATAACCATGTGACGCGGCGATTTTTGCGGCTAAATCCCCCAAGGTAATGTTATCAAAGGTTTCATCTTTAGGGGCCTTTAAGCTGCCTTTCATCTTTACCGCTTTAGCGTGAATGCTAAACACCTGATCATCAAGCGGGACCTCTAATTCATCGACTTCAAAAACGCCTTTATAGACGAGCGAATCAGTGTCGCCGATCCACACTTCCAATTCTGCACCCGTTTCAGGCAATCTCACCACACCATCACGGTTATCTAACTCAATGGCCACAGTGTCAGAGTCAGACCCCGCCGCATCACTGACAGTGAGTTTAAGCAAGCGTGACGCTAACGCCTTGGTGATATCGTTGCCATTGGCGGTGACTTTATAACGTGCTTCTTTCATTCGTTAATTCGTCCTTTCTTCAATTGTTAGCTAGTCCCATAACGACACAGTGCTATCGTCGACCGCCGCGGCCAACTCAGGCATAAAAACCACAGTGCTAGCGGGCAAAATAGGCCCAAGCTTTGCCAAGCCAGGATTAGCCGCCAATACCTGTTCAGTGGCTCCCGGTCTGCCCTGGTAATATTGGTGACAAATGCTATCGAGCATTTCACCGCTTTTAGTGCGGTAATGCTCGCCAACAGGGTTATTCTTCATCTTCGCCCCACTCCGCAATCATTAGGGTTCCTTTCATTTCAAGCGGGATCCCATTAGTTAAAAAATACTGCTCGGCTATGTCTAGCTTCTCGATGACCCACAGCCCTAAGTCAGCGCCGCCGCTTGGGGTTCCGCCCACTAATCGCTGTGGCTTACCCTTATCGCCGATCGCTTTCAATTTAGACAACAGCAATAAATCAGATTTGCTTTGTGGGTAAATCATAATATCGAGGTTTTTAGATGACGCATCCGGGCCATGAAATTGACGCGCGGGCTTTTTCCCGACGCGGTCTTTTTTCTGCCAGCGCCAGGCGTGTGAGGTTGATAAAGTTTGATACTGGGCCGTATCAATTGAGAATTGAAAATCACCTAATGCAAGCATGACCTCATTGTTTGACCTATCAGGCATAACACCCCCAAAAATAAAGCCCGGACAGTGCCGGGCAATAGTCAGTTAATACATGGTTAAGGTTACACGTCGGTTTGACGACCACGTCCACGGCGCGCGTGTTGGCGGTCCCGTTCGTCAAGCTTGCGCTGAACTTCGCGGGCGATTTCTTGCGAGTCCATACCAGGGGCGGCGGTGATCGCAAAGTGCGTTTGGCTTTGGTCAACATACGACGGGGCCGCGGCTGGCTGCTTAAACCCTGTTTGTAACACAACAGGCCGTTGCATAGGGTCGCGCATCATTGGCGGGGAATCACCCATCACGCCAGGCGAATAACCACCATCAGCGACAGGCTGATCAAGGCCCAGCGGGCTAGCCATTGGCGGGGGCGCGGCTTGGCGAACCGTTTTAATCACCTCCGCCTGTGGACTGTCACCAGTGAACCAGTCCCACACCTCGCCAATTGCCGACATAATGTCATTAACTGGCCCCATCACCGCCGACACCAACCAGTCAATAAAACCACTGGCCATTGACTTAATGTTTTCCCACAAGCCAGAAAAGAACCCAAGCAAGGGATCCCAGGCTTGAACAATCAAACCTAATGGGGTCCATGATAAAAGCGTTCTAATCGCATCAAGCGGGGCATTAAATACCGCCGTGATTCCATCCCACAAACCACTGAAGAACGACGTTAACGGCCCCCAGGCGCGAAACAGTAACCCAATGGGCGACCAAGACAGGATCGTCTTGAATAGCGCCCATGCACCACTGAACACCGACCCGATACCGCCAAACACACCGCTAAAGAACGACGTTAACGGCCCCCAAGCGCGAAACAGTAACCCAATGGGCGACCAAGACAGGATCGTCTTGAATAGCTCCCATGCACCACTAAACGCCGACTTAACCCCATCCCAAAGCGCAGAAAAGAACCCCGTCACAGGGGACCAGTCTTTAACCAGTGACAAGCCCCAAGCGGCTAACATAGCAATCAGGCTCACCACTAACATAATGGGGTTCGCTTTCATCACCAGGTTAAACACCTTCATTGCGCCCGTCATTAACAGGGTAGCAAGGGCCGCGCCTTTACTGGCAACGGTCATCACAGTGGTAGCGGTAGCACTGGCCAACATAGCCACACGATTAACCAGCATTGCCCCCTTAGCGCGTAAGTTGGCCAAGGTGAAAAAGTCCATCACTTTACGGGCAGTGATCAGCGTGTCAGAAAACATAGCAAAGCCAAAGCGGGCAACAATGCTAGCGGTTTTCAATGCAATTAACCCCACCACAGCAAAGGCGATCACCTGGCTTAATACGGGGAAGTTTTCAATAAAGCTGCCTAGGCCGCTGGCAAACCCGCCCAAGACATCAGCGACAACCACTAACGCCGGGGCGAACAACTCACCCACCACTGACGACACGTTAAAAATCTTCTGTTTTAAAATATCCATTGCCGCGCCGGGTCCTTTACCTATCGCGTTGGCCATGTCCATAGTGGTAGCCATTCCTTTTTTTAACTCGCCTTGCATGACGCCCGTTTTCGCTTGTAACTCACCAATTTTAGGCAATAGCATGTCGATCATGTCGACCGCTTCTTTCGTGCCAAACGCCTTGGTTAGCTCTTGCTTGTCCATGTCAGTTAATACGCCGCCGTACTTATCGCTGATCGTGGATAATATTTCCCCGGTCGATAATAAGTTGCCGTTGGCGTCATGCACTTGGATCCCCAAGGCTTCAGACGCTTTACCCGCACTGGCTAAAAACGATTGATACTTTGTCGCCGCTTGTCCTCCCTGGAACGTCGCCGACAACATACCGCCCACCGCTAGCTGTTCAGCAAACGATTGTTTAGCCTGAGTCGCCGACGCGCCCAAGGTACTCATAAACTGACTTATCTTGTCACCATCAGTTTTGAACTGTTGTACTGACGCCGAAATACCCGCACTAAAGTATTTGCCGAACTCCATATCTTGATCGGCGGTTGACAGCTTGTCCCAATCTTTGATGACCGATGCACCAAATTGATTAAATTGCTCACGATAAATTGAATAACCCGTGGCAAACAAATCTGTCATGGTTCCCACCGACGCCTTGGTCCCTGTGGCCGTTAACGCGGCTATGCGCGTAAAGCCGCCGACCGCTTCATCA